CGTCACGATGAGCTTTGTGTCTAACATTACATAATTGTCATCATGTACATACCTCTCAAATTACCTCCAGGTGTTTTCCGAAATGGTACTGAATACCAGGCAGCAGGCCGCTGGTATGACGCAAACCTAGTGCGCTGGTATGAAGGGACCTTGCGCCCCATCAATGGATGGCGCACCAGGTCAAGCTCACAGATGACAGGCTCATGCCGAGGCATCATTACTTGGCGCGATAACAGTGGCAACCGATACATTGGCGCTGGAACACATTCCAAGCTCTACGCCATGAACGAGGCTGGAACACTCAAAGACATTACGCCCACAGGCTTCACAAGTGGCTATGCCAGCTCCACAGTGCTGACTGGCTATGGTTACGGCACTTATGGCACATTTGCCTATGGCGTGGCACGGCCTGACACTGGAACACCAATCCCAGCCACCACCTGGTCACTTGATACATGGGGTGAGTATTTGATTGCCTGCTCCAGCACCGATGGCAAGATTTATGAATGGCAGTTAGGTTTTGCAACGCCCACGCTGGCAGCAGCAATCACCAATGCACCAGTCAACAACAAGGCGGTTTTAGTTACCCAAGAGCGCATTATCTTTGCCCTTGGCGCTGGTGGAAACCCACGCAAAGTGCAGTGGTGCGACCAAGAAAACAATACCCAATGGACACCAGCAGGCGACAACCTTGCAGGCGACTATGACTTGGCCAGCCCTGGCACATTGATCGCTGGCAAGCGGGTCAAGGGTGTCAACTTACTGTTTACAGATGTGGATGTCCACACGGCCCAGTATGTTGGCGCTCCATTTGTTTATGGCTTTGAGAAGGCTGCAAGCGGATGCGGTCTCATTTCGGCCCAGGCTGTGGCGGCCATTGACACGGCAGCCATTTGGATGAGCAATTCTGGCTTTTGGATATATGACGGCTATGTCAAACCATTGCCAAGTGATGTGTCAGATTACATTTTTACCAATATCAACTTTGCCCAGGCATCTAAGATTTATTCGGTCCATGTCAGTAAATTTGGCGAAATCTGGTGGTTCTACCCAAGTGCAGCCAGTAATGAGAATGACAGCTATGTCACTTTCAACTACCGCGAAAACCACTGGAACATTGGCACATTGGGTCGAACTGCTGGGGTTGACGCTGGTGTTTACACATACCCTTTAATGGTCTCAAGCGCTGGCTACATCTACGAGCATGAGGTCGGTTTTAACTATGACAGCGCCAGCCTTTACGCTGAGTCTGGACCAGTCCAATTGGGCAATGGCGACAACATCATGTCTGTGCGCCAAGTTGTCCCAGATGAGCAGACACTGGGTGAGGCGGTGGTTTCATTCAAAACCCGCAATTACCCGACAGGCACACAATCGTCATTTGGACCATATACGGCAGCCAACCCGACTTCAGTCCGGTTTTCTGGCCGTCAAGTCAATATGAAGGTGACTGGCAACACTTTGGCCGACTGGCGCATTGGCGTGATGAGGCTTGACGCTGTGCCAGCTGGTAAGCGATGAGCGATAAAGAGCATTTGGAAAGACTGCGCCATCATGTGGAGGCGGCATTAGAATACTCTGGAGGCACACATAATTTTGACGATGTCGCTGAGATGGTTGAGGATCACAGATTACAGCTGTGGCCAGCCAAGGACTCGGTGGTATTGACAGAGATCATTGTCTATCCCAGGCTAAAGAATTTGCATTATTTTCTGGCTGGTGGCGACCTAGATGAACTCTCAAGGATGAGACCATTGATCGAATCCTGGGGCAAATCAGTTGGTTGCACCAGGGTGACTTTGGCAGGCCGAAGAGGCTGGGCAAAGACATTTTTGAAAGACGAAAGTTACAGTCCACAATGGTCTGTAATGGCAAAGGAACTTTAGGGGATAAATATGGCATCAGAAGCACTCAATTGGGCATTGGCCAACGGCATGACGCAGGCCGAATTTGATCGGAACATTTTTAACGCTGTGCTTGACGCACAGAAAAACAATACAAGCAATGCGCTTTTACGCATTGAGATGGACCGACTTGGCATCAGCCCAGAAGATGTGGCCCGTGCCACTGGTGTGACGACCCAGAGTGTTGCGTCTCAATATGCGACAGCATTGCCAAAGACTGAGGCTGAATTGATTGCCAACGCTGCGGCTGATGCAGAACTTGCAGCGCGTACAGCCAGAGACAGAACAGCCAGCCAAGCATTAATTGATGCCAGAAATTTAGAGGCTAGAACTTCTGCTGGCACTTTGACTGCGGCTCAACAAGCAGCGGCAGCACAAGCCCAAGCGGATTTGGTGACCAGACAAAACGAGGCGGCCTTGGCTTTGCAACAACGCAATGCGGTTGCGGCTGCTGAAGCCAAACGCATTGCCGATAATGAGGCGGCATATCAAAAATATTTGCGTGAAAACCAAGCCAAAAGCGATGCCCAGATTGCTGCTAATCAAAAGGCTTATGAGGCTTATTTGGCCAATCAAGCCAAGTTGGCAGCACAGCAAGCTGGAACAACCACGACAACGCCTGGTCTACTTACGCCAACTACACCAACTGGTGCGACCAGTGTGACTGGCACGACACCATTTGCCAATGCCACACAAGGCTTTGCCCAGAACTTTGCAAATTACCAGTCAATCCCAATTGGCGCTCAATACAACCCCAATGTGGTCGGTGGCGCTGGCTCACCTTATGCCCAAGTCATGGGCCAGATGCGACCAGTTGGCAATCCATACGCCAATGTGGTGGCAGGCCAAGCAATGGGTGGATATAACCCTGGTCTATATGACCAGATCGCTGCGGCCAATGTGGCTAGAACTGCTGCGGCAAACGCTGGAACGACATTGGCTGACTACTATGATGTTGGCGGTGATGGCGGTGATGGCGGTGATGGCGGTGGCGGTGGCGGTGGAGGAACTGGCGCTGGCGCTGGAACTGGTAACGCAATGGCCAAAGGCGGATATGTCCATGGCGGTTTGATGTTTGGCGCAAACCCACCTGGTCCAGATGATGGCGCTGTCAATCTTGATATTGGCGAGTATGTGATCAAGAAGTCTTCAGTCGATAAGTATGGCCGTGGACTTTTGGACATGATCAACGAAGGCAAAGTGTCTGCCAAGAAAATGAAATCTTTACTCGGATAAGGTGGCAATATGTCAAAAGGTGGAACAACAACGTCAACAAGCTCCATTGATCCACAGATCAAAGAAGCATTCTTGGCCAACTTTCAGCAGGCCCAAGGGGTCGCTGGTGCTTTGCCGGTCCAGCAGTTTGCTGGCTACAACCCAATGTACCAGGCAGGCGAGGAGGCTCTGGTCAACACGGGCCTCGCTGGCCCAGGCATTACTGGCACAGACTTGGCCGCGCAGATGGCCGCTTATGGCGGCATTTATCAGCCTGCACAACTTACAGCGCAGCAGACTAATTTGGGATTGACTGGACCAGGCTCAATTAGCAGTTACATGAATCCATATACATCAGCTGTGCGCACCAATGCATTGGCTGACTTGGAGTCTGCAAGACGCGCTGCCATTCAGCAAACCGGTGAACGCGCCACACAAGCCCGTGCATTTGGTGGATCACGCCAAGGTGTGGCCGAGGCTTTGACTAACCAAGGGTTTGCCAAGCAGGCCGCCACACTTGGAACAACTTTAAACGAGCAGGCATTTAACCAGGCGATGGCCATGCAGCAGGCAGACATTGCGCGCAGATCAGCAGCCGACATTGCCAATCAGCAAGCAGGCTTGCAAGGTGCGCAATTAAGGCTAGGCGGTGCAAGCCAGCTAGGTAATTTGGCTGCACAGCAACAAGCATTGCGTCTTGGTGGCGCTCAAGCAGTTATGGCTGCTGGCGGTGCGCGTCAGGCTTTGGACCAGCAGCAGATGGATGCCATTCGCAACATTGGCCTCCAGCGTCTTGGCGTGGTCCAGTCTTCACTCGGTGCGCAGCCTGCCAACCTTGGCATGGTGGCAACGACTCCATACAGCCAGAATGTCGGTGCTGGCCTATTAGGCGGTGCATTGGCTGGCTCTCAATTGGCTGGCACTCTTGGTCTGACCGCAGGCACTGGCGCTGGCCTTGGTGCATTGGCCGCCTTGATCTAATATGCCAAACAACCCAACCCCAGAGCCACAACGCTACGCTGACGCGCAGCTCATGGCTTTGCTTGATCCCTCAAGCAAGCGTGACACCATCCTGATCACGCCTGGATCACCGATGCCATCACGCATTCCTGACGGGTTGACAGTGGCTCAGACAAGCCGAGGAATTGTGATCACCAGCGACCCTGCAAAGGTCAGGATCATTGACCAAGGGTCGGAGAAAGATGTGGGCATGGCACTGTTTGGCTATGCATACGATCAGGCCAAAGGCTTTGACAATGTGGCGGTGGCCATGGATAGAAGCGGCATTCCGGTGGCAGAGCTGGCCATCAAGCCTGGGCAGGAAAGACGGGCCATGAGGGCTGCATCTTTGCTTGCACCAGATACGGGATCAACTAACATGATGAGCAGAGGCGATGTGGTCAATACACGCCTCAGAGGTTTATTGGATTAAGGTGGAAATATGGCTACTCAATTTGATTTTGCAAGTTTAGGCAGTATGTTTGGCGGTGGCGGTGTGCCAACGGGTCTTGATGCATTGCTGACAGAAGACCAGCGCAAACTGCTTGGCCGTAATGCTGCGCTGTCAGCAGCTGGCGCATTGCTCCAAGCCAGTGGCCGAAGTGCAGTGCCAATCAGCATGGGCCAAGCACTTGGATCAGCTTTGCAGGCAGGCCAGCAAGGTTATCAGCAGGCTCGTGCCAGCTCTTTTCAAGATTTGCTTTTGGGTGGAAAGCTGAAAGAGATGCAAACAGCCCAAGAATTGCAAACCCAATTGGGCAATATTTTTACCAAACCAACAACTGCATTGACTCCAGAGATGCAGGCTTTGGCTGCACCAGGGATGCAAGCAGGCCCAACCTTGGCCCGTGCTGAACTGGCTGCAAACATTCAGCCACCAAGCGATGCTGAGATTAAAGCGGCTCAGTATCAACGGGCAGCAGACCTTTTGGCATCAAGAGGCAGAGGCGAAGAGGCCAAACGCTATCAGGACATGGCCAGAGACTTAAACCCACGGGCTAAAGTTGTTGGCCAGCCATTTGAAGTGACTGATCCTACTGGCAAGCCAATCATGGTCCAGCAGTTTGAGTCTGGCGACATCAAGACCATGCAGGGATTTGGTCCAAAGCGTGATGTCGTCTTGCAAAACCTTGGTGGCACGACTGTGGCTGTTAATAAGTCTTCATTAAAAGGTGGCGAAACATTTGCCCAGACAATGACACCAAGCGAGATTGCCAACTTAAAAGTGGCTCAAGGCAATTTGGCCGTGGCCCAAGGCGGTCTTGGTTTGCGTCAGCAAGAATTTTTGCGTGGTGCGACAGAGATCAGAGAAACCCCAGAAGGTTTTGCCTATGTGCCAAAAGCACCAGGCGGTCAAGCTATGCCAGTCATGGGCGCTGGTGGCCAACAACTCAAAGGTGTCTCTGGCGGTAAGCCGACAGAGGGTGAAACAAATGCTGCTGGCTTTGCCCAGCGTATGGAATTGGCTCAAAGCATTATTGGCGGTTTGCCTGCTGGCTCACAACCAGGCGCGGGGACTCGAACTCTTGAGGCCATCCCATTTGTGGGTGGTGCATTGGCGCGAAGTGGCCAAAGTGTGCAGACGCAACAATTTGACCAAGCGGCACAAGACTGGATTCGCGCCAAGCTGCGCAAAGAATCTGGCGCTGCCATTGGCGTGGATGAGGCGCGACAAGAATATGCGACCTATTTCCCAATGGTGGGCGATACACCAGAAAAGATTGCGCAAAAAGCAGAAGCTAGGCGCGTGGTTACAGAAGGAATGAAAAAGGCCGCTGGTAAGGCTTATGAGCCTTACACCCCATTAGCGCCTGCACCGACTGCTGTCCCTGCTGCACAGCCAATGATGTCTGGTGTCCCAACATGGGACCCAGTCAAAAAACAATATGTTTACCAGTAAGGTGAAGTTATGACCCAATATGTGAATGTCATTGGTGTTGGTCCAGTCGGGTTTCCTGACGACATGACCAAAGAGCAGATCACCGAAATATTAAAGACAATGCCGCCTCCAATGGCTGCACCAGCTCAAGCGCCAGACACTCTAGGCCGTCAAGTTGGAATGGCTGTTCGACCCATGGCTCAAGCGGCATTGACTGCTGGTGGCCTGCTACCTATGGTGGTCGATCCCATGGTCAACTTTTTTAACTTGGCTGCTGGGACAAGAATCCCAACGCAAAGCCAAGCCGTTGAAAGAACATTGACAGGTGTTGGATTCCCAGAGGCTAGAACACCCCAAGAGCGAATCATGCAAGATGTGGCCACTGCGGGTTATGGCACTGGTGGTGTTGCCCGTATTGCTGGTGAAGTCGCGCCAAGATTGCCTGGCGTGGCTAGAGACTTGGCTAAATTCTTTGCGCAAAGCCCCAAGGCTCAGACAGCGGCTGCATTGACAGCATCGGGCGCTGGTGGAATGTTGCGCGAAGGTGGCGCGCCTCCAGCTCTCCAAGTTGGCGGTGCAATGTTGGCAGGCATGGTCGCCCCAGGTGGCCCAAAGCTCTCGCCTACACAAAGAATCTTAGAAGCGCCTGGTGCAATGGTTAAGCCATTTACACAAACAGGCCGTGAGGTCATTGTTGGCAATGTCTTGAATCGACTGGCCACAAACCCAGAGCAAGCAGCACTCAATTTGCAACAGGCCCAGCCACTTGTCCCAGGTGTAAGGGTTACGACAGCAGCTGGTGCGCGTGATCCTGGCTTGGCTGCGGCTGAGACTGCCATTCGCGCATTGGACCAGTCTGGTGCATTCCCAAGCGTATTGTCTGCAAATCAGCAGGCTTTGCTTGAATCATTCAGAAGGCTTGGTGGCCGTGGTGGTGATGTAACTCAGCCTGGTTCTATTCCATACGCTGAAGCCAAACGCACCAGCATCACAGCCCCAATGCGTGAATCAGCGTTTGCCAACAAACAACCCGTGAGTGTCGAGCCAATTACAAATGCCATTTCCGGCATCATGGCCAACCCTGCAACCCAGCGCAAATCAGTCGATGAGGCGATGGGCTATGTCAACAACTTATTGGCCAAACGTGTCGATCCAGAGACTGGGACTATTGACCCAATGGCTTTGTACAGTGTCAGAAAAGACATTACAGATGCCATGGCTGGCAAGTTGGCAGGCGAGCAAGCCAATTTGCGTTTGGCAAAGGGCCAGCTGGCTGACCTATTGCCAGTCATTGACAACGCCATTGAATCTGGCGCTCCAGGCTTTAAGAACTACATGGAAAAATATGGCAAGTCATCGAGTGCCATTGACCAGATGCGCTTGTTGCAGGGCATCGAGGCCAAAGTCACAACTGGTCAGCCCAACCTGATGACGGGTGAGCCAGTCTTGGCAGCGTCAGCATTGCGCAGGCAAGTGGCCGCCAAGGCAGAGGAAATTGGCACTCAATTGTCGCCAGCGGCTCAGACCCGTTTGGACAACATCATCAACGAGATCAATCGTGGTCAGGCAGCGACTGCACCAGGCGTGAAAGCCCCTGGTTCAAACACATTCCAAAACATGAGCATGGGCAACCTGATTGGCAGAGTGTTTAGTGAGTCATTGGCTGATAACACCACATTGCGCACCATGACAAGGCCACTGGACTTTCTTTATAAATTGCCTGATCAGCAGATTCAGCAATTGCTTGTTGAGGCTATGCTTGATCCCAAGTTGGCAGCAACAATGATGGGCAAGGCCAACATTATGAAAGTCGAGCCATTGGCCCAGTCACTGCGCAAAAAGGCTGAACAAATGGGATTTGGCGCGGCCATTGGAGCGCAAGAATAACTAAGACCCAAAAAACGCGGCCACAAGTGGGTCGCGTTTCACAACCCGTCTTTTCTGCCTGCGTCTGGCAGCGTCAAAGTCTTTGTCGTCTGCTGACATTTTCTCTCTGTATTTCCTAATTCGGTCTGAGCCTGGCACTGGCCCAGGCGCTTCAGCGTCAATGCCATCACCCCATGACCACAGAGGCCGCCACTGACCATTGGCGCTCACTCTGGTATATCCACTGATATATACCAATTCATGGCGGTGCAAATCAAACAGAATCCTCGCAGCACTGCGCCTGGCACAAAAG